AAAATATCGGAACGATTAATTAAAATATCAGAACGAGTTAGATCATTTGGAGAATAATATGTCAAAACAAATACTAGTAGATTATATACCATTTATCCCGGTTGGATCATTAAATGAATCTAGCGGCGACAAATATGGAGTTCCAGGTGGATTTGTAGTTCAAGGAATTCTTCAACGCTCCGGAGCTAAAAATCAAAACGGCCGAATATATCCAAAAAATATATTAATGCGTGAATGTGCTAGATATCAACAAGAATATATCGATCAGCACAGAGCATTAGGCGAATTAGATCACCCAGAATCATCTGTTGTGAATTTAAATAACGTATCTCATAATATATTAAAAATATGGTGGGAAGGCGATGATTTAAAAGGCGCTGTGCAAATACTTGGTACTCCGTCGGGTAATATCCTTAAGGAGCTATTTAAAGCCGGGATCACCTTAGGGATATCATCTAGAGGGTTAGGGTCAGTTAAGGAGCTTAGAAGCGAAGGAACGGTGGAAGTACAAGAAGATTTTGAATTAATTTGTTGGGACTTTGTTTCTAACCCATCAACTCAAGGTGCATTTATGAGACCATCTCATATGAATGAATCTGTAGGTAAACCAAATACATCAAACAAATACAACAAAGTAAATAGTATCATTACATCAATTTTATGTGATGATGGAAAATGTAGGATATAATATGAAGACTCCAAATTTAAAAATAATACTAGAAATGATGAATGGCGCTGATGCACCTAAAATGACTCGTGAAGAAAAAACGGCATTTCTAGAAGCAGTAAAGAATTTCTCAGCACTCGGTACATCAGTGTACGGCAGAAACAATTTACAGGAACTATGCGAACGCGTAAAAGACATTGTTGAAAAAGGTCAACGCGTAATGACTGAAAGTGGAGATTGGTTTGAATCAGTAGAACATAAAAAAGGATTCAAACGAATTGAAGAAGATTACAAAATGTTTGAAGAGACTGCAAAAGAAATGTCTAGATTGCAAGAACGTTTAAGCATTGCCTATGAAAATATTGGTCAAGGTTTGAATCGATATTATGATATGGATTAATTTGGTTGTTACAAAAAAAATAATTATATTATATTAGGAACAGGATGAATAAAATTAAAAAACTATATAAAGAATTTTTTGGATTGCAAGAACAAGCAGCTGTAGCTAAACAAAATCCTAATGATATTGAAATTGCAGCATCGGTAGCAAAAGATCCAACTGCTTTAAAGGCAGCCCAAGATGCTGCTAAAAAAGCTGGAGGTAATATTCGAATAACAGCTAATGAATCTGATCTAGATGAAGCTCAATTAATTAATCATATGACTGATTACCGCGGCGGAATTGAATATGTTATTAGAGACGCGGCACAAGCTCGAAACGTAATGAGTGATATATTGCAATGGTCACAGAAAAAAGGATTTACTGTAATTAAAAAGAAAATATCTAAAACGGGAACAATTGGATATATCTATTTTCGATTAGGAGAAGATCCAGCGCGCGAATCACAAAAGATTCAAGGATATATTTCTCAGAAGCCCGAAATTAAACATTTCCGATTCAAAGTTAGAGGAGAAGAAACTGCAGTAGCTACACCAGCACCAATAGCACCTGTAGCAGCTCCAATTGCACCACAAGCACCACAACCAAATATATAAATTAAAAGTTACATGAGTAAAAAACAAAAACAACATCAAGCAGTAGTTCCAGGAAATGCAATGGCTATACATGTAGTAGGATCAAGTCGCGAAGATTTAGGATACGCATTAAAAGGATGGAAACGCAAAGTTAAAAATGCCGGAATTATTGAATCTGCTAGAGAACGCAAAGAATTTATTAAACCTAGTGTTAGGAAACGACAACAACATCAAGCAGCAGTTTTTATGCAATATGTTAGAAATTTGCATGCAAATTAAACATTAACATACTACTATATTAAAGCCCCTTCTAAATAAGTTGGGGCTTTTTTACTGTTTTTTCAAACATACCTATATTTATTCTAGAATACGCTATCTCAATCTATATAGCGTCTAGACGTTATTTAAAATATTCTATTAAGATTTCAAATAATCTTATTTCCAAAAAACAAATTTAAGGAGAACAAACTATGGCAAAATCAGATTTGCTAAAAGAAGCGATTGCTGACGCACGTGCTGTAAAAGAAACAGCAATAGCTAATGCAAAGATCGCATTGCAAGAAGCATTCGAACCTAGAGTTATGCGCATGATTTCTGATCAAATCGAGAATGAACTTGATAGTGAAGAAGAATTACCAGCTGAAGAACCAGCAATGGATGATTTAGGCGCGGAAGACGAAATGGGTGCAGAAGGCGAAGAATTTAATTGGGTTGATAATGATTTATCAGCTGAAGTAGGTGGAAACACTTTTGATTTCGAAGTTGGCAACGCTGGCGAAGACGAATTAGAAGACGAAATGGGATCCGGAATGGGTGCAGAAGAAATGCCTGCAGATGATACTATGTCGGATGACGAAATGTCTGGTGAGTATGATGAAATGGATGAAGATTTAAATCTTGAACAAATCATCAGAGAATTAGAAGGTTTGGACATGGCTGACGAGACGTCAACTGAAGAAATGCCGGCTGAGATTGAAGAATCTTATGAAGAGGAAGATGATATGAACGAAGATATGGATATCGACGAAATTATTGAATCTATCCTTCGCGAAGAAGAGATGCCGGAAGAAGAACCAGCAAAAGAAGATGAAAAAGAAGAAATGAAAGCAGAATTAGACGAAGCATATAAAACTGTTCGTCAATTGAAAACTATTATTTCTGAAGTTAATCTTTTAAATGCAAAACTTCTTTACACTAACAAATTGTTCCGTAACTTTGAATTGACTGATGGTCAGAAAATGAAAGTTATTGAAAACTTTGATAGAGCTGCAAATACTCGTGAAGCAAAATTAGTATTTAGTACTTTAGCTGAAAGCTTTAAGCGCCCAACTAAAAAACGAGTTGTAAAAGAATCTTACGCATCTAAACCAGTTGCGACAACAGCACCAAAGAAACCAGTTGTAATTACAGAAGGTTTTGAATTGGCAGAGCGTTGGAAAAAATTAGCAGGATTGCTATAACAAATTAAAAAACAAACAAGGAAAACTATGAGTATTTCAAAATTATTACAATCTAATGAGTCATCTGAAAGAACTGCTGCTTTGGCAAAAGTTACTAAATGGCAAAAGACTGGATTGTTAGAAGGCCTTAAGGGCGAAACAGAAAAAGCCGGAATGGCTACATTGCTTGAGAACCAAGCAAGACAATTAGTAAAAGAAGCTTCTTCAACAGGAACAACTCTTGGATCTGAAGAATGGGCTGGAGTTGCTCTTCCATTGGTACGTCGTATCTTTGCTGAGTTTGCTGCAAAAGAATTCGTATCAGTTCAACCAATGAACTTGCCATCAGGACTTATTTTCTACCTAGATTTTAAGTATGGTACAGCTCAACCAGGATTTGACGATGATAACAATAACAGAGTAGGCGATCCGTTTAGTTCTCCAAATGCTGATGACTCAATGTTTGGTGTTACTACTACAACTGCAGATCCATCTGGAGGTCTTTATGGCGCAGGTCGTTTCGGTTATTCAATCAACGACACATCTAGTACTGCTGCATCAGTAACTACTGGATCTGTCGCAGGCGTTGGCGCATCATTAGGATCGGCATCAGTTAATTATGATGGTGATTTTACTAACGCATTAACATCTTACAAGAAAATTAGTATTGCAACTTCATCTTTACCAGGTTTAGATGTTACAGCAATTCGTTCATTCGCATTAGTTTCTGGATCTACTCCAATTGCTAACTATGCAGCATTTACGCAATTGGATACTACAACTAATGGATCAATCGATTTCATTATTGCATCAACATCTGTAACTGCTGGAACTTTCTCAGTAACAGTTAAATATAGCAAACAACCAACTGATGTTACTAGAGGTGACTTTGAAGACAACTTGGGTGCTAATGGTAATGGATATAATAAAGATGTTGAAATTCCAGAAATTAACTTGGAAATGCAATCAGAGCCGATCGTTGCTAAGACACGTAAGTTGAAAGCAGTATGGACTCCAGAATTTGCTCAAGATTTAAATGCATATCACTCAATTGATGCAGAAGCAGAATTAACTTCAATGTTGTCTGAA